CAGCATTATTGACAACAACGCTAATGTTTTGAACTCCACCTTGACGTGCAAGAGCGCCTAAATGTGTATCTCCAAATCCCATGAAATCACTTAATGAGTTAGCAGGAAGTCCAGCAGCAGCATTGCCTGCTGATTCTCCAAGACGGGCAGAACCAGCATTAAAGCCGCCCATGCCAATTCCCATCGAGCCAGTTACAGGTGGTACAAAATTTGCTAGGGCCGCTAACTGTGCTGCAATTGCTTGAAGTGTCATGAGCCATTCCATAAATGGATTTGGAACATCACCTAACTTAATCATGTCACCGCGAAGTTGACCAAGAAGTTCAGCGTCTTTAGATATGGCAATTGCTAACTTAGCAGCACCTTCAACATTGCCATCATTGATTGCTTGTTCAAGGTCAAGGATTTCTTGCTTTAATCTAATGCGAACCTTATCTTCATCGGTCTGCTTGCTTAGAGCAGCAGCCGCTAATTGGATACGGTCCATATCAAACAGTTGTTCTGCTTTATTAAGGAACGCAGAAAGTTTATCTAAAGCAACTTTTTTAGCCTTTTCAGCAGCAAGTTTCTTGGCGGTATCTAAACGCTTTCTTTCGATTGCTTGTAATTCTTTAGCACGCTTAATTGCCGCTTCGTCTGCTTTTTTCTGTAAAGCAAAATACTGTGCGCCACCAGGGAACTTGCCAGAGATAGCACCAGGCGCTCCCATCTTTTGTACGCCTAGTTTTCTGCCTTCTTCTCTTAGTTTGTCTAAGACACCGCCAGGCCCGATATAGCCACCAATTACAGGAATAAGTCCTGATAAATCAAAACCGCCTGGAGAGAATCCAGTCTTTAGTTTTTCAATGAGGGAGGCAGCACCAAGGGTTGCTTCAGAAGTTGCCTTGGCGAAATCTTGCATTGCACTTGTTGCCTTAGGTAATGAGCCTGCACCAGCAAGTAAAACAAAACTATCTACTAAACCTTTTCCAATAACTTCTTTTGCTTGCTCTGCGTTTTCTTTAAGTATTAACAACTGGCCTGAGTAAGTTAAAGCAGCGTCAGTTGCGGCACCAGCAAGGCGAGTATCTAGTAACTTTTGTATGTCCGCAAAGGACCTTAATTGTAATTCTGCTTTTGTAAGGCCTGTGTTGTATTGATTGAGCGCCTTACGATTACCAAGGTATGCCTGGCTTAAACCTTTAGCCGCTTCAGAAACGCTAATGTTATTGGCTGCTGCAATATTCATTGCAGTATTCATTAGTTCTTGCGACTTAGTGACTGAGCCTGTTGCGCTTAATAGCGCCTGCATTGCAGGAACGCCTTCATCGCCAGTTACGCCATAAAGTTTTCCAAGATTGTCAATGTAAGTTGTGATTCTTGAAGTTTCAAAGGCTAAGCCTAAATTCTTCATTGTGTTGGCAAGTACGGCAGCCTCACGCTCTGAGTCCATAAATGCACGAACTGAAGCCTTGCCAAAGTTAACAACTGCGGCAACAGAGAATGTGATTCCTATTGCCTTGGCAAGATTCTTAACTGTACGTTCTAGTTTTTGAGCAGATGTTTCAGCCTGCTTAAACGCCTTAGAGCCTGTGAACTCCGAGGCGATTTGAATGGCTATCTTGGAAACGTCCATTATGCTGCTCTCTTTACATCTACAATTGAAGTGCGTTTATTAAACTTAGCAGTAACGCTTTCTACTGCCTTGAAATAAGCAGTAAGAACTTTACCGTTTGTTTCATCCCATGCACGATAAATTAAGCGACCACGCTTATCGCCAATACCAGATGTTTTCTTTTGTCCGTAGATTGGCCCAAGGTTCTTAATAAATTGCTCACCTGCTCTAGGATTAACAGAGTGTGAATAGCGCTTTTGTGTAACATTCTTGCCTGGTCCAACCCAAGGCTGACCGCTTGGATTCTTACGTCCTGCGGTTTCAATAATTGCACCTAATGCAGATTTGTTTTCAATTGCCGCTAATGAAGTAAAACCACGATTATTAGCGCGGCTAGGACTGGTTTTGTAACTAATGCCTTTGCGTATAATATTTGAATCATACATAGGAAACTTTGCTTCAGAGAATGAACGACGTTGCCATCCGCTCATAATGTCTGAATCACTAGGTACGAAACCACGCGCCTGTTTAACAACTGGCTTCAATGCAGCAGCAACTTCTTTGCGCAATTCAGTTGCTAAATCAGGTGCGTAATCTCTTAATGCTTTACGAAGAGCGAGAGCGCCCACGACTTCTGTTGGCATCTCTCATCTCCTTTGCATCGTCTTGAAGAACCTTAATTAAATTCTTTAACATTACTTCATCTAGTTCTAATAAATGTTGTGGCGCGACTCCTAGCCTCACGCTTAATTTAGCGATAAGGTAGGTGACGGAATCGCGCCCTAGTTCGGGGAATCGTCATCGAGAACTTCAACGTCAATCAAAGTTTCAATGAACTTTTCCCCAAACATCGGTACGGTTTCACCAGACCTGCGAATACATTCCCAAGCAAGCCAAAATATCGAAGTTTGAGAAGCATCTTCAATAAAGGATTTGTGGAATCCTTTTTTAGCCCAAATCTCAAATCCGTATTGCACTAATGGAGTAATTGGGTATTCGCCAACTATTCCATCTGCCCTTGTTACTTTTAACTTTGCCATTTTTGCCCCTTAGTTTAGTTTTAGAATGTGCCTGTTGTTGCAACTGCAACTGTTGAATTACAGTTCCAAGTTACTGACATTGAACCAATATCGCCAACTGCTCCGTTGATATCCTGAGTTCCATTTACTAGGACGCTCATTGTGTACAAAGGATTTGTTGCTGATACTGCTGTTCCTTTTTCTTGAAGCAGAACTAGAGTAACAGTTGTTCCCCATGCTGACTGCAATGTTGCAAGAACATTTGCTGCTGCTGTGTCGTTTAGGAAGTCGATAGTTACTGAAGATGATTCTAGCCCCTTGACCGCCTTACGACTGCCATCTCCCATAGCGGTTACATCTAGTTCATCAAATTGACGGTTAAGTGTTACAGATGTTACATGGTCAGAAAGGTCAACGGAATTAACCTTAACGCCGACCTTGTTATTTAGAAATACAGCCATTTAGGTTATTCCTCTTCTTTCTTTGTAGATGCTGGTTTTGGTGCTGCTGGTGTTACCTGCCCGATTTTCTTCAGGAAGGCCTCGTTCTCTTTTTCCCATTCGGACATATTAACTCCAGGTGGTTAGTACGGACAGTGACATTTCGCAAGTAAGCAATGAGCCAGAGTCCACGTTTAGAACGCTTGGCTGACTTATTGCTCCCACATTATACGTCAAGGATGACGCTGCGAGTTTATTGAACACGCCAACTAAGGCTGTTTCAATTCCATTGAGGTTTCCTTCGTTATCAAACAAAGGAACAGTGATTACCAATTTAAAGTTGGCAGTTGGTGCAATTGTATTGTGCTGGTTGTTGTTAGGCGTTAGGTAAGGGTCATCTGGTGCGACAATGACAGAGTTAGCCAAAACAGTTGCAGGTGGAAAAGCAAAAACTTGCCATAAGGAATTATCAACTAAAGCGCTTGCGATAGTTGTTCTCAGTGTTGTTAATGCTGCTGGCATTATCCAACCATTGAACTTGGGCTAATCGCGTGGGCTAATAAACCTCTGACGCGTGCAAGTAAAGTATTTCCCATGCGGTAAGGCGATGGTGCAAAGTCTGGAGATACGCCGCCTGAATTAGAAACTTGACGTGCTTGCCAGATGTCAACTGAAATCATAAGTGCCGCTTCTTGTACGGCTGCATCTAGTGTGTAATCAACGTAAGTATCTGCTGCAACCTGGCCTAATGGCTCGACTGGATGATAGGGAGCAGGTGTGTTGTTGTTACCTGTAATGTTGTAAGTAATGTTGTAATCGCCAACGCCTGTGATTGTCTTAGAACCGTTGTGTTTTGTACCGTTGCCTGATATAACAACTGTCTGTCCTACATAAAAGACTTTTTCAACTAGAGTGTCAAAGTAAAGTGTTCCTGTTGTTGCTGTGTTGCTATGCCCTACGTTAAATGTGTAGTTGTTCCATAACATTGGAAGGATTACAACGTCAGCAGCGTCGCATGTCTGTTGAAGCGTAGCGTCGTTATATAAAGTTCCAACGCCAAGTGCGCTTCTAAGTTCTGCTACTGTGCAAAGTGACATTCTGAATCCTTTCTAAAGACTGAAGGCGGGGCAAGGGCTGCGCCCCGCCTTCAGTGACTTAGGGTATTGCTTACGGTGCTGTGTAGTTGAAGCGACGAACGCCCTTACCTGATTTAGCAACATAGAGTGCTAGGTATCCGTAAAGGTTGATTTCGATTTCACCTGAAGTCAATACGTTAACACGAAGTTGTGTTGTTGGTGACTCCCAAGCATATACAGAGCGTGGTGCAACTAGGAATGCTGAATCGTCAACGATTCCTGAAGTTGTGATGTTGTGGTCAACAATAAGGTCTGTACCAAGTACGCCACCAACAACAGAAGTTGCCACTGCGTTACCTGATGCATTGTATGTTGCGCCTTGTGCGGAATATAGCGCTCTTCCAGTGGTATCGGCGTATCCTGCAATTGCCGCCCATTGGTCTGTGCTTGCAACCAGTTTGTTAGCGAAATCTCCGCCAGTTCCCTTGTATGCTGCTGCGCCTTCTACTGAAATAAATGATTGAAGTCCTGCTGCTGTTGCAGCAACACCTGTTGCTACTGTTCCAGAAGTTGCAAATGCTGAAAGAAGTGCTGCATCTGTTGCCTTCTCGTACGCTTTACGTAACTCAGCCATCATTAATTCCATAAATGCGGGAGAACTGCGGTCCACCAATTCAAAACTCACTCTCTGGAGGCCACTCATTTTTTCCACATTTATAGTGTCATAACTGGAAGTCATCCCAGTTTCAGATGGTGCCGCACCTTCGTTTGTATCTGCAACTGTTGGTGCAACGTTTGGTGTTGACGCATTTACATAAAGGCGTGGAACAGTAAATGACATACCAGTTTCAACTAATGGTGAACGTGTTACTGCTTCAAATGCTGGACGTCCAGTAAATGTATCTGTAAGGAATGTTTGTAGATGACCTGGAAGTGTCAAACCAGTGTTTGTTGATGTTGAATCATCTGCTGCACGAATTGTACGACGTGCATCGTCATCACCAAGTGCTGCTTTGATGTTTGCTTCCAAGTATTGTGCTGATGTAATTGGTGCAACACGCTCGCGTACATTTGTAACGCTAACTGTTGGACGTGAGGCCTCTACCGCAGGGGTTTCGACCTCAGGAGTTGTTGCCTCTGCTGGAGTATTCTCCACGACGGCCTCACTTTCTGTTAGTTGGTTTTCTTCAGTGACTTCTTCTGCAATTGCAGATTCTTCCGCTGAAATCTTTGTTATTTGTGCTGACTTAAATGCTGGTTCTGTTACAGCAGATACTTCGCGTAGAACACTTGATGTAACGTGCATGACGCCATTGCGTGAAGGCTTTGAAGACTTAACTTCTACGCCAACACTAAGTCCTGTAACTAAACCTTCTTGCGCCATAAGCAAATAGTCTGTTGCTTTGCTTGAACGACTTAAAGAAAATACTGCGTACACACCGTCTGCACGTGTTTCAAAGGATTGAGCGCGACCCAGAGGTTGTTTAATGTCATGTTGCGCCAAAAGGCGAATGGACTTAGGTTCTGGTATCTCTATTGAATCGCGTTCAAAAATAACTGCGCCTGCTGAAGTATTTCCTACTTCGCCTGTTCCCATTGGAACAATCTTGCCGCTAATTGTTCTTTCCTCTACTGAAGCAGTAAGTTCTGCTGCTTCTAGGGTAAATGTCATCATTTCAGACATTACATACCGCCATTTCCATTAGGTGTTTGGTCTGTCATTTCCATTGCCTGTTCTAAAGTAATTAGGCCTAAGGAAAGAAGTTTTTCTATTACGAGAAGTTCTTGCATTGGGTCTTGACGCAAAAATTGTTTGTCTAAATCAAAACGCACTTCGTTGCCATGTGCAGTGACATCATCGAGGCTGAGTCTGTCCTCAATCGCTGAGATAAATGGTTGCAAAGAGTACGCAACAAAATCTTTTCGTGAATCCAAGACGTTGGTGTATGTATAACTGGAGTTCATGTCTGCTGAAACATAGATAGCAGGTACGTTCATCATTCTTGCAATTTCAGTAGCAAAGAATTGCTTGCTTTCGTCGTACATCATTTCTTTAGGTGAGAAAGATGTTGCTTGATATTCTAAAGTAGATGTGAGATAAGCAGTCGCACGGTTATTGCGTGCAGACTTCCATGCTGCTAATAATCCTTGGACTTCTTTAGGGTCTAGGTCAGCACCGTTGTTCTTTAGTACGCCTGAAGGCATTGGAGTTGCCGCAGCAATTGATGCAGCCTTATTTAAATCTGCTGCTGCACGAATAAGTTCTTTGCCGCGTGCTAATACGCCTTCGTCAAATGCCTGAAATGTAATTAAACTTCCAAGGCCTTCCATTGGCACTGCATAACCGTCAACATAGTATTGAGTTACATATTCGTTTTCGATATTTAAATCAAATGTAACGCGAGTGTTAGCAACCCATTCAAAACGAGCAGGACGGCCATCATCTGCATAAAGTTCTGTAACCTTCCAATATGCAACGCCGTAAAATAGTAATGAGTCAACAGTCCAGGCAATAGTTACTGAACGTGGCTGCGACTTAGATGGTTGTTCTAACCAAACTGGTGAACCTAGTTCTTCGCCTGTTGATTTGCGGTATAACTCTAAAGGGATTGATGCAATTGTGCCTGCAATAAGATTGCGGCATCTAGCCAATGAGGCAATGCTCATGGCCTCTTCGCGACGAATACCAAGAACACCATAATTGTAAAGATTGTAATTTTCTGACATCAATTGCGGCGCATATTGCGCAAGGATTGATGATTCTTGCTTTTGTGGTGCTTGCGTATTAAAACGCGAGAAAATACCCATTTAGACAGTGTACCACATTATGTCTAACATTTGACAATTTCGTGTCGTTGTGTCTAGGCAACAATTTGAGGACGTGAAACTGGCATAGATAGTTTGTGGACCACCATTGCAGTTGCAATTGCTCCAGAAACATCGCCAGCGCTCTTACGTCTTACGATTCTCCAAGCAGTGTCGTTTGTCTTGGCTGCACAGTTGTTAAACATCTGCACTAACTCCTGCTGTCCTTGATGCTCGACCCTAGAGTTAACAAATCCGTCTAGGAGTTCCCCACACGCCTGATAGAAGCGCTGACCAGAACAATCTTCGACCATAACGCCTGAATTAGAAAGGCGGTCTGCAATTGACTGCGTGGTGTATTTGTCATACATCACCGCACGCGGTTTCCATTGGTCACAAAGCGCTTTGATGTCTGCGGCTATCTTTAAATCATCTACTGCGACTGAGTTTTCCCAAGTCTGCATTAATCCAAACCCTATTTTGCCAGAAGGAAGAATCTGGCCAGCAATAATGCTTGCATTGCGTCTTGACGGACTTACATCAAAGGCAAAGATTGTAATTGGTCCAGGTGACATAACTAAATCACTGTTTGAGGTTTCTTCGATAACGCCAAGCGGCCAAGGTGACTGTAATGAATCGACCCATTGACAAAGAGTTTCAGTTCTTGTTGTTTCAATACTAGATGTTGCAATTGATTCCTCAATTGCCTCTTCTGACACTGTATAGCCAAGTGCGGGGTTTGCCATTGCCCATGCTTCGCGGTCATCTATCTTGCAATATTGCGGTGCGCTGTATTCGTAATAGCCTAAAGACTTAGGTGGATAAGAACGCGCTCTTTCGATGATGGAATTAAGCACTGTGCTAAAAGCATCACCAGCATTAGTGGTATAAAGCGCTTGCGCATTAGCGCGTGCGCGTGTAACAGGTGTTGCAGCCTGAAAAGCCTCTTCTGAGATTTCGCGTAACTCATCAATCCATAAATAGTCGGCGGTTCTTCCGCGAGAACCATCTCTTGTTGCTGCAACAACATCTAAACGCGTGCCATCTAGTAATTCAATTGACTCTGTTCCATTTGCATACCTAATCTGCTTAACCATTGCCTTCATAGTCGGATTGCCTTCGATGATATAAGCAATCTCTCGAAATGAGGTCAATGCCATGCTTCTATTAGAGGACATGATAAGGATGTTCTTAGAAGGCCATTTAAACAGGTGTGCCAAACAGAGCATACGCGCAAAATGACTCTTTCCAGATTGGCGTGCGATTAATAGCAGGTTTGACTTGCGAATAAAATTACCTTTGCTATCAATAGCCAACATATCTTTTGCAATAAATTTTTGCCAAGGCAAAAGCGGTTGGCCAAGCATGTTAGCAATATCTTCTACATCTTTTACCAGAGATTTGCCTTTGAGGTATGGACTGTGAAGCCTTGGTTCAGTTGCCCCTCGTAAAACTTTTTTCCTTTTGGTTTGTTCTGTCATCACTCTGGTTTATTTTCCGATTGAAACGGACTGGTTCGAAGCGGTTTGGACCGTGTCGGGGAGGGACGTTCTGG